ATTGAGGTATACCCTGTGCCCTATCAAAATATCGCCTTCTTTCCGGCGATAGCGCTTGAGTTGTCCTCACGCAGAAAACCCAAAGTCGGGGTTGGAGTGAGACAACTTGAGCTTGATATGGCAGTTTGGGTATACGTCAATATCCTCGACGCGGAAGATGCGGACAGCGAATGTCTGAGACTCCTTGAGTTGGTTGAAGACGCGATTGAAAGTGACAAGACGCTCGGAGGTGCTTGTCACTACCTGAGCATTGACGACGTGGCGGAGTTTGGAACGGTTCAACAAGGCGAAGCAACCTTTTTGCAAGGTGCTCGCTTGAATGTGCATATTCAAAAGCGCTTTGCCAAGTGAGGTGAAAACAATGAAGTTGCAATACATGCGGGAAAAACCAATTAAAATCCTTTTCCCCGAATACCACGAGGTGACAAAGGGTTATGTGATCGAAACCGAGGACAAGTTGTTTGCTAAAGAGTTGAAAATGCTCGGTTTCGTGGAGGTTGAAAACGAGAAAACTAAGAAGAAGGCAGGTGACAAATAATGGCTCAAGCTCACGGCTTTGACAACACGGTTGTGATTGCTACGGAAAGCCAATTCGCGCAAGCCCCTACGAGCGGGTTTAAGTGGATTGGTGTGGTTGAGAGTTTCGAGCCCGAAGAAAACAACAATACGGACGCTCGTCGGAGTGTTGGGGTTCGTGGCCCGTTCATGTTGCGCGCTGGCGCGAAAGAGGTTGACGGCTCTATCTCGTTTGCGTTGCAAAATGCTCGCATGATCGCCTACGCGCTCGGAAAGGTTTCTACGACTGGTTCTGGGCCTTACACGCATACGATTACACCAGTGGGTAGTGGTGAGTCGCTTCCTAGCTTCACGATTCAAAACCATAACAAACTACTTGGATTCACTCGGAATTATGTGGGTGGTAAGGTTGACTCGCTGACGATTACCGCGAGCGCGGAAGAACCAGTCACGGCGGAAGCGGAAATTCTGTTTTCGCATGTGGAAGACCAAGGGATTACTCCCGTTACGGTTTCCGCTGAGCTTGATAACTATTTCATGTTCTACGAGGGTTCGGTATTGATTAACTCGGTTCCCATTGCGAACGTTCGCGAATTTGAACTTGAGATTGCTAACAACCTTGAGCGGCGTTTCGTGTTAAATGGTTCTAACCGTCCTGCTCGCATTGAAGAGGGTAACCTTGAGATTACCGCGAGTTTGACGCTTGACTTCGTAGACACCACTCAATGGGAAGCCTTCATGAATGGTGACAACCTCGTTGTTGAGTTGGCGCTCCAAGACGCTCACGACTCCAACCACTCCATTACGATCACGCTTTCTGGTGGCGTGTACGATACGAACAGCCTCCCTGTGAATGCGGAAGAACTTCAAGAACAAGAGCTTGAAGCGATTTTCACGGGTATTGAGGTTGTTGCGCAAGACGGTAACGCTATCCTCATCTAACTCTCCTCCCCTCTTTCTCCTCTCTCAAAACTCTACGAAAGGAAGGGTGTGACTTATGAGCAAACCTTGGCTCAAGAAGAACGACGAGAAAGTCATTGAAGTGATGGGTGCTAAGATTTGGCTCAAACCTTTGTCGTTTGGTGAGTCTCGTAAAGCCATTAAGGAAGCGACGCGCATTAATATGGTGACGCGACAAGCGGAGGTTGACCCTTCTCTGTTGGCGGTATTGCGTGCACTTTACCAGATTAAAGATTGGGAACTCACGGACGAGGAAGGTAACAAGTTGCCAATTACCCTTGAGACGATTGACAACGTGCTTGATGAGCACTTTGTAAGCGAAATGATACAAAAGATTACCGAGCTAGATAACAATGGAGTGACGGAAGACGAAAAAAAGTAATTCGCGATGCGGTAATAAAGAGNTTGCAAGGAAAGAAGGTGGAAAACCCTCCTTCTATTCTTGAGGTGTATGAGCTTTGCAAGGAGTTTGGGTGGCTCCCTTCCCAACTTGCTCAAGAGGATAACAAAACCATAGAGGAACTCATGGTTGTAATGAACACCATTAACGAGTACAACCAGAAGCAAGAACGGAAAGCCAAACGCAAAGAGCTTGCCCAGAAGTTTGGAGCAATAAGGAGGTGAGATAAGTGGCAGGACGTAATGATATTGAAATTGTTGTGAACGCAACCGATCGCGCGAGTGNNAAACTNCAAGGGATTGCAAAAAACCTTGAGGGTATTCGCCAACGAGCGGAGCGTGCTGAAGCAATTGTTAAGTCGGCTATGGCTGCAATGACCTCCGCTTTTGCTGGTGTTACGTTTGCTGGTTTCAAATTCAACGCTATACTTGAGCAGTCTCAAGCTAAGTGGACGACGCTTTTGGGTTCGCAACAAAAAGCCATTGAACAATTGAAGTGGCTCCAAAATTATGCTAAGTCGTCTCCATTTGATTTTGAAGGACTTGACAAGGCAGCAACGACCATGATGGGGATGGGGATTAGTCTCAAAAATGTCCGCGAGTGGCTCCCTGTCCTTGGTGATGTTGCGGCTGTTCTGGGTGGAGGTACCGAGACGATTGAAGGTATTGCACGCGCGCTCGGACAGATGAACGCCAAAGGTAAAGTATCCGCGGAAGAGATGGAACAACTCGCGGAGCGTGGTGTAAGCGCATGGCAATTCCTTGCTGACGGTATGGGGTTGACTGTTGGGCAAGTCCGCAAGTTGTCTGAGGAAGGTAAACTCCTTTCTAAAGATGCTCTCCCTCTCATCATTGAAGGGATGAAAAAGACCTTTGGCGGCGGTACGCAAAACTACATGAAGTCTACTATTGGGCAAGCTGAGCAAGCTGTTGAGAACTTCAAGCAACTCGCTGGGCAATTGACGAATGAAGTTTATGTGTGGTTTGGAGCCAATGTCCTGCCACTTATCAACGCAGGTTTAGAGAAACTCCAAAACATTTTCTCTGGTGGTCTTCTTGCTGGCTTCGAGAAGTTGTTTAACAGCAAGTACGCGGTAGCGATTCTCGCGATTGCTGGCGCGATTACGGGAGTGCTTATTGCTGGGTTGGTTTCGATTGCTCCCGCAGTCGCGAGCGCGGTTGCGGCTTTTGCTCCATTCCTCGCGATTGGCATGGCGGTTGCAGGACTCGCTTACTTGATTATTCGCTATTGGGATCCTCTCAAGACATGGTTCATTAATACGTTTGGAGGACTCTTCAATAGCTTTGCTAACTTCTTCAATGGTATTTGGACGTTGGTTCAACCTATTCTTTCCCAAGTCGTGACGTTTATTAGTCAAAAGCTCACCGAGTTGAAAACCTTCTGGAGTGAGAACTGGGGTACGATCAAGCAAGCTACACAAAACGTTTGGAACGCAATTAAATTCGTGATTGATGTTGCGCTTAAAATCATTCTAGCCATTTTCCAAGTGGTTTGGCCCATTATTAAGTTGGTGGTGCTTTCGACTTGGGAAGGGATTAAAACGATCATTGATGGAGCCCTCAAATTCATCATGGGTATAATTCAATTCTTCTCTGGTCTCTTCTCGGGTAATTGGAGCAAGATGTGGGAAGGGATTAAAAACATTGTGAGCGGAGCCCTACAATTCCTCTGGGGCTTGTTCTCGACGTTCTTCATTGGCCGCTTCGTTGGGGTAATTGGCAAATTCGCGGCTACGGGCTTGAAGCACATTGTGAACTTCGCTTCCAAAGGGATTAACGCTATTGTCAAGTTTGTGACGAACGTTGCAAGTAAGTTTGCGAGCATGGTTTCCAAAGTCATTTCTACGGTAACGAACTGGGCTAAGACTATTATTAGTAAGATTGATAGTTTCGTAACGAGCGGGATTAACAAGATTAAGAACTTCAACTCCACGCTCGGTAATCTTTTCGAGAAAGGCTGGAACGCTCTCAAAAGCATTGTCAAAGGCGCAATTGATAATACCTTGAGTGTGATTAAAGGTATGAATAACGCCTTCTTGAAGGCTGGTCGCGGGCTCATTGATGCTTTCACGAACGGGATTAAAAACGCTTTTGATAAAGCTGTTAGCGCGGTGAAGGACGGGATTGCTAAGATTCGTAAGCTCCTCCCGTTCTCGCCTGCCAAAGAAGGCCCTCTCTCTGATCTCGACAAGTCTGGTGAGTCCTTTTTCGTCACTTGGTATGAGGGAGCACTCAAACAAGTCCCTGCCATGACTCGGGCTATTGGTAGTGCATTGCAAGCACTCAACAACGAGCTCGTGAACGGTTACAACACGGTTGGTTTGTCCTACTTTGGTAGGGCTGGCCGTCAAGTAGTGGTCGTAAGACATGAACACTATGGCGAGGTGGAAGTACGCGGAGATAACGCTCGTGAGGTGGTTCGCTTCATCGGTGAAAGCGTCCAAGAACTCGCCAGTGGTGACATTTTCCGTGACTTGCGCCAAGCCATTAGACGGCGATAGAAAGGAGGGAGTTGGAGTTGGCTACTAAGACGTTTAAAATTGCTTG